ACGTTATACAACGTATGTAATGAGGGGATGACTCTAATTTACAAATTTTTAATTTTTGGGGATTAACCGAAAGGGTAGGGTATCTGGGTGCAGATTTGGAGAAACAACACTAATCCAATCTGTCCTGCCTGCGGAATCCTTGTTGCGAATCATTCAGCGGAGGAAGCTTTCGAATGTGAAGAAAGAATTCACCAAAGACTACAGGAGACACAACATGTAGTTTCGCTTTTGCAGGACGCTAGAACAGCTTTATCTGGGCAATACATTACTGCCAAGAAAAGTGAAAGGCGGAGCAATGGGAAAAGGAAGACTAGAGCCTCTTAAGAGACCCTTTAAAAAGGGGGACCGGGTAAAGTTAACTTCAGAAGGTTATAAGAAGTTCATACTTATCGGTATCTCAGAAGGAGGAGATTTGGCTTTCTTACAACCATTAGCGTTTGAGAATCATACAAGAACTGAACATGCCTTTTCGTGGCCTAAAGATGATCTTATTAAAGTTTCTTAGGCCATTGTGTATTTTACGTAGACGTCGTTGGGCCCAACCATTTGAGGAGCTATAAGATGGGTGCTATTGAATGTCGGGATGCGCATCTCGGTTTGGCTTCTACTCGTGATCTTTTATTAGAGATTCAATGTCGTGGTGAGATGGCGAAAATAGATAGTATGGAGATGTCTGCTACTCGACTTCTTGAGTTGCTGCCTAAAAACACACTTGATTACAGGACGGTTGATTCATGAAAGAAGTTCAATATCAAGCTAAGTTAATCAAGAAAGTTCAACAGATGTTCCCTGGGTGTCAGGTTATCAAACTCGATCCTAGGGAGACTCAGGGAATTCCTGACATTCTGATTCTTTATCGTGATCAGTGGGCGATGTTAGAAGTAAAAATGGCCCCCACCTCTCAAGAACAGCCCAATCAAGACTACTATGTAAACGTTTTCGATGAAATGTCGTTTGCTTCTTTCATCAACCCGGATAATGAGGAGGAAGTATTGAATGCTCTTCAATCAACATTCGGGCCTAGCAGGGAAGCACGCATTCCTCAGCCCCAGTAACTATCATTGGTTAAATTATAACGATCAAAAACTTGAAGCTCGTTTCCATACTGTTATGGCTGCTCGTCGTGGAAGCGACATTCACAACTTGGCTCATGAAGCCATACGGCTAGGCATTAAGCTGTCCCGTACTAATCAATCATTATCGACATACGTTAATGATGCGATTGGGTACAGGATGGCTTGTGAACAACCTTTATATTTTTCGGACAATTGCTTCGGAACAGCTGATACGATCTCATTTCGTAGGAATAAACTTAGAATTCATGACCTGAAAACAGGAATTACAGCTACTTCTATGAAACAACTAGAAGTTTATGCTGCACTCTTCTGTTTAGAATACGGGTTTTCGCCATTCGACATTGAGATAGAACTGAGGATCTACCAAAGGGACGAAATACACGTTACCGAACCGATCTCAGAAGCTATCGCTGGAATAATGGAGACCATAATTGACTTTGATCAACAAATCGAGAAGATAAAGGAGGCGAACTGGTGATCATTGATGAAGAAGATTATCTTGAACACTATGGGACGCCTCGTCACTCTGGTCGTTATCCATGGGGCAGTAGTGGTTGGGGTAAAGGTGAAGTTGGAAAAGCTCCTCGTAGCCCTGAGGCTTGGCCTTTTGGTGAACCAGGTTGGGGTGAGAGTAAAGGTGAAGAGACTGCTGTTAAGCGTAGTCAGACTTTCCTTGACCAGGTAGATGAACTTAAGAAACAAGGACTTACACCTAAAGAAATTGCTACTGGGTTAGGACTTTCTAATACAGGACAACTTCGTGCACAGGTAACGATTCATCGGAACACTGTAAGGCAGTCTGAGATTAGCTTCGCTCAGAGACTTAAGGATAAGGGTGTTCACAATACTGAAATTGGTAGACGTCTGGGTCGTGGTGAATCCTATGTAAGAAGTATTCTTGCTCCAGGCGCAGCCGATCGAGCTAAGGTTCTTACTAATACTTCAGACATGCTTCGTGAAGAGATGAAGAAGAACGAGCTCATTCAGATTGGTTCTGGCGTTGAGCACTACATGGGTATTAGTCAAGAGAAACTTCGTGCTGCTGTAGACATTCTAAAGGAAGAAGGCTATAACTCTTATAGTCTTAAGGTTCCTCAGGTAGGTACAGGTAATGAAACTAAGGTTCAAGTTCTAACACATCCTGGTGTAAGCTATGGTGAAGCACAAAGGAATCTTTCTAAGGTTCAGATTCCTGGTCGTTGGTCTGAAGATGGTGGTCGTTCTTATCTGAAGGCGCATCCACCGCTACCTCTTGATCCTTCTAGAGTTCAAATCATTGGTAAAGAAGAAGGTGGAGATAAAGCAGACGGCGTAATCTATGTGCGTCCTGGTGTTTCTGATGTAAAGCTTGGACAAAAGAGTTATGCCCAGGTTCGTGTACAGGTTGGTCCAGATCGGTACATGAAAGGTATGGCTATCTACAAAGATAACATGCCTGAGGGTATTGATGTTCAGTTCAATACTAAGAAGAGTTCTAGTGATCCTAACGTATTGAAGCCTCTCGAGACTAAGAATCCAGACTATCCGTTTGGTTCTCTTGTTCGACAGCAGCTTGCAAAACAAGGTACACCAGAAGAACATGTTACTTCTGTAATGAACATTGTTGGTGTTAGAGAAGGGTCTGGTGAAGAAGGAGATTGGGGTACCTGGACTAAGACTCTTTCGTCTCAGTTCTTGTCTAAACAAAAACCAACTCTTGCTATCAATCAGTTGAACATGACTTATGAACGGAGTAAGAGGGAGCTTGATACAATCAATGCTCTTACTAATCCGGTGATTAAGAAGAATCTTCTTGAGAAGTTTGCTGATAGTACAGATGCTTCTGCAGTAAACCTTAAGGCTGCTTCTCTGCCTCATCAGAGTTGGCATGTGATCCTACCTATGAACTCTCTTAGGCCAGATGAGATCTATGCACCTGGTTACAATAATGGTGATCGTGTGGCGTTGGTTAGATTCCCACATGCTGGTACATTTGAGATTCCTGAATTAACGGTTAACAATAGAAACAGAGAAGGAATCAAACACCTTGGGCCTAACCCATCAGATGCAGTGGGTATCCATCATACTGTAGCACAACGTTTGTCTGGTGCTGACTTCGATGGTGATACAGTTCTGGTCATTCCTAACAAGTCAGGTAAGGTTACTATCTCACCTGCCCTTAAGGGTTTAGAGAAGTTCGATCCTATTCATGAGTACCCGATCCCTAAGGGGTCTGGTATACCTATCATGACTGATAAACAAAAGGGTCAAGAGATGGGTAAGATCTCTAATCTTATCACCGACATGACTATTAAGAATGCACCACATGAGGACATAGTCAGGGCAGTTAAGCATTCTATGGTTGTGATTGATGCACAGAAGCATGAGCTTAACTACAAAGAGTCAGAACAAGTCAATGGTATCAAGGCTCTTAAGAAGAAGTATCAAGACCCCCCTGGTTATGGAGCGTCTACTATCATCTCTAGGGCTAGTGCTGATGTACGTGTGCCTGATAGGAAGGCTAGGCCATACAAAGAGGGCGGCCCTGTAGACAAGGAAACAGGCGAGAAGCGGTATGTACCCACTAACAAACCTAAGCGTGTACTAAGAGATGGTGTGTGGGTAGAAGAAGGGTTTAAGGAGATAAAGTCTAAGCGCTTAGCAGAGACTAATGATGCACATACTCTTGTCTCTCATAACCCTACTGACATGGAGTTGATCTATGCTGATCATTCTAATAGGTTAAAGAGCTTAGCAAACCAGGCAAGGCTCGATGCTTTAAAGACCCCCCCTATAAAGAAGAATGATAGCGCCGCCCGTGTATACAAAGGTCAAGTAGAAACGCTTCGTTCTAAATTGACCCTGGCCGAACAAAACGCCCCCCTTGAAAGACAGGCCCAGATAATAGCCACTACTACTGTTCGTGCTTTGCAACAAGCTAATCCTGGTATGGATAGGAAGATGAAGCAGAAGCTCAGCTATCAAGCCCTGGATACCGCACGAGCCCGGCTCCAGTCAGGTAAGAAGAAGAAACTTATAGAGATTACACAAGAGGAATGGAATGCTATTCAGGCTGGTGCACTAAGTAACTCTATGCTTAAGAAGATTCTGGACAACACTGATCCAGAAGTTATACAGAAGTATGCAACACCTAAGCGTGAGGTACTAATGTCTAGTGGGGATACTCTTGCTGCTAAGGATCTATTAGCTAATGGATACACACGAGCAGAGGTAGCCAAGCGTCTAGGTGTGTCACTGTCTACTCTAGACAGAGCGACTAATGCATAGAGCTAGAAGAGTAATGAATGGACAAGTTCATGGATGATGATGAAAGGATAGACACTGCTGAGGTAGCACTAAGTACTATTGACAATCCTTGGAATCCATTCGATCACTTCAATGAGTGGTATGCCTTCGACCTTGCACATGGGCACGGTACCCTTGCCCTCCTGGACAGGGTACTGATCACCTCTAACGAGCTGTCGGAAGCAGATCAACAAGTTGCTTATGAATTAGCAATTGATGAGATTGTAAAAGAAAATTTTTCTGGTTTCCATGTGAAGATCTATAAGAATACTTCAGAGGATTCAAAAAAGGGGTAGGGGGGGGTGCCAGAATACGTACCCCCCTCGGCAT